TTAATATATCTTTTTTTCTAAACGAGGGGAAAATAGCAAAACTATACAAAACGCTTCCAAATATAACCATATATCCGATATCTTCCCGATTATAAAGAACTTTAAAAATATCCGCTTCTACTGATTCCATTGTGTCTACTATTCTGTCGTAGGTAGTATTAACGCATTCTTCAAGGCTATGCTCTTCGTTGTCTATGTTTATGCTATGAAACCTTTTTACTAATTCAGTATCATTTTCGTAGGATAAATATATTAAATCTTTTAATTCCTCAATCGAAATTATTTTAAATTCTATCATGTAGTGTGTCCTTTAGATATATCGTAGCCAATGTTTAAGAACTTTAGCTCAAGGGGAGCTTCTGTCACATCAAACTCTAGCATAATCTTCATAGCCACATTTCTCATCTTTTCGCCTGTCAATAACGCTGTTGTTTGGAGCGTTCCGCTTCCATTGTCTATTATCTTGTTCCTGTACAATGTTGCATAATAAACTCCCTCTAGGTCTCTGAAATCAACGTCTTCAAGGTCTGATGTTTGTAGGTACGGGTAGTCATTGTAAAAGTAAACAAATATTGGCTTCATGTTAGCTTCAACAGACACGTTATTGTAAACCTTTGGTCTTTGTGGCAACTGATTAGATATTACCATTATCTTGGAAGTATATTGTGTATCATAGAAGTTATTGAATGAATCCGTCATGTTGTGCTGATACAAGACCCCGTCCTTTACGGAATACAACTTATTTTGTAGAGACATGAATTGCTCTGGATTAAAAGAATATGAACCTTGCCAGTGCGGCTGTACCCCTGTATTTTCTAGGCAGAACACTATTGACTTCCCCTTGCCGTCATAGATATCAAACGGATATACCTCATTAGGATAGTCAACTAAATAACCCTTTGGTGGAGTGTCGTATATTTCTGGTATAGATATTAATAGCTCTAAGTGACTTGCATCTACAGTACTAAACAGATAAGGTCTGATGTTATTGCTAGACATGTACTGTTGACCTTCTGCGCTTAGATATCTTTGGAAGAATAGTTTCCAGAACCTTGTCATTTTATAGTTAGAGATGGGAAAAAGACCATTAGAAGAATACTGAACCCAAACACCTCTGTTGGCATCTGGATAAAATACGCTTCCTCTAAACTCTGTAACTGCTTCTGGATTTATTGTGCCAAAACTTCCCTTAAGCGCATTAATAGTACTAATCACCTGTGAAGAATTTGCTCCAAAGAATTGCACCTTGCCCGTAGAATCCGTTATCTGCGTTTCCCCTAGATACATTGAATTTGTTTCATTGGTACATATAGACAGCATGACCGTACCTTGCTCCTGTACTTTAGAGGTCAATATTAACTTAGATATAGCTCCGCTATTATTAGGAACGTATGCATTATTGCCTATCCTAAAAGTGCTTGAGCCATTTATTTTAGTTCCAGACACTATAGTATCGCTCCACAATATTTGCGTTATATTCTCTGCCCTACCTAGCTTAGTAATAAAATTAATTTTACCAGCATCCGAATCCCATCTTTGCCAAAATCTATCATTCGGAGACATCACATTGACTTTATATGTAGTAGGTGTCAATCTAGTTGTTAGATAACTATCAGCTTTTATCGAGTCGCTTAATACGGAATATTCTCTATTAGATGTCTTAGGATTGTTTATTTTATAAATTTCTCCAATTTCATAATAAGGCTCTTGAGTGCTTTTTTGATATGGAGTATAAAATTCATAAATAATAGTATAGTCCGAATTTGACGATATCGTCCCTATATCAATAGGTTTTACTACAACATAATTTCCCTCTTGCGCAATTATAGGCAATTGATAGTTCCTGTTATAAAATGTAAGTATAGCTTGGTCGCCATCGGTATATATATAACCAAGCCCATTACTTTGAAGCGATTCAACATTTATTGCTAACCCAACGGTTCTTGTTGCATCGTATCTTACGCTATTGAATGTATATACTCCATTTGAATCTCTTTCAGCATACTTTAAATCCCTTGTATATCCTTGAACAAAAAATCTTTTAGTTAAATTTAAAGTTCTAACTACTGAATAATAATAAGCCCAGTCTGGTATTTCCTCCAAAGTTCTTTGTTGACTCAAATCCCATATTACATTAGTTATTGCGGTACTTTGAGAAAAGTCTCTTGCTGGTGTAATTATAGCGCCTTCAACCAATCTATATATTTTTATTGTTCCGCTTTGCGGATTGGTTGTGGTCAAAGTTCCGTTTACCTCAATAAATGTTGAGCCTATACTAGATATCTCATATGTGCCATCTATCGCAGTCCCCCCGCTTATTTCAATCAAATCGCCAATAGCCCAAAATGAAATAGCTATCTGGGTATTAAAATTTATTCTATTGGGAGACTCCCCATTGATGCTTATATTTTCATATAAGTATATTAATTCGCGGTCAGATTGAGTATATGGGACTACGCTACATCTTCTCATTGCATAATCATAAAATACTATACCTAGATTGTAGGTAGATAATTGAGGGAATATATTATATTTTCCAAAATTCGCTCCGCTTATTAATGTGAATTGTGTTCTATTAATGCCAGTGGTAGTAGGCGAGCCGCTAATGAAATTCGTTACGAAAGCAAAAACTTGCGCTTCGCGCCATCTTAATTGCTGTTTAACAGATTCTGCCGATTGACTTATTGATGCGCCTCTATATAATAAATCTGTCGGCTGTACTATACTTGGAGGAGCGTTTACTAAAGTAGGAATAAGTCCGCTAGAAGTGACAACTGATGGCGTTATTTCGTAATACCCTAGTCTTGTAACGCCACTTATCGTAAGTGTTGCGTATACATAATATGCCCTGTAGAATAAATATGTAGTAACCCCGCCGCCTACAAGCAAGGTTTGCCTAAAGTCTGCGTAAAATAGCGTTGACCTTAAAGTAGTTTGCCCAGTCTCCGTAACCTCAAATGATATGGATAGCGACGTTTCTTTTGGCGCATCGTAACCTAATATGTTGTTACCTAAAAAATATCTATCCCTTGCTACTTCGTGAGACCTTGAATATATTGGAACATTATCAAACTGGCGCAACGTATCGTCTTCTGCCAAAAACTCCCCAGTTGTATTATTGTAAAAATTATACGCTAAAGTTGCAATCCCGTTATTATGATTTGCTATTTCAATACTTTCTGTTGGCGTGCCTTTGTCCCAATTTTTTACAATAAACGCATTATTGCCGCCAGTTTGTTTTCCATCGCTAATTCTAACTATCAAATTTATAACTTTAACAGTACTAGGTATTTGCTCAGCAAAGTCCATTGTTACTGCGATATAATTAAAATTATCTGACTCGTAATTTAACCTAGAGCCTTGGCTATATGCACTCGTTACGCTTGTTTCATTATCATAATAAACATATTGAAATGCAAACTCAAAAGATTCGTTTGCTATAAAATTATTTTTAAACGCATCGTTATACTCTTTTTGTATATTTGGCGTATATATTGGAGGTCTTTTAATTAAAGTTATTTCAGAGAAATTCAAGGGGAAGCTGTACGGGTTAGCATCTGTTTGAAATCCTTGGTCATATGCCGCCATTCCAGATTCTATATTAATCTTTCTTGGTTCATTATTTGTCCCGTCTACCCATGACAATATGTTCCCAGTTATTTTTGCGCTGTGTATTGGCTCTTCTGTAAAATTTAATCCCCCTGTTACATTAGTGCTTTGTAAGACAGTATAAACTGTATTAGTGTCTGTGTAACAACATTCTATTTTATGAATACCGCCAGCGCTTGTGTCGTAATAAAGCGTAACAAATCTTTTGTTCTCCACATCATCCGCCATTCCTATAGCTATATAAATACTTGACTCTAGACTTATGTTGCCTTGCCCATCTATTAGTATCACGCTGCCAGACAATGCTGTTACAACTATAAAAGTATTATTAGGTACTATAACAGAATCAACTGGCGTGCCAGTACAATCTATGTAAGAAAATTCAGCATCCCCCATCTGACGAGCGACTAATCTGTATTTCACACAAGACGAACCAGCAATTAATTCTGTACTTCCAATACTTTCTACTGTACCAATAACGCCAGCATCGGTTGTTCCCGTTCTGGCATTCTCCATATTTACCCATGCGTTTTGTGGTACTACGAAATCTGCCGAATCAGCATCAAGCATACTATCTGTAGATAGAAAATATTTCTTTTCGTTTTGCATTAAATTACTTCTTTAAATATTATTTTATCTTCTGTAATTAAAAAGAAAGATTCATCGTCATATACTAGCAATGTTGCGTCAAGGGGATTAAACAGCACAAAGTCCCCTAAATTATATTTTTCGCTCAAGTCATTTACGGCAACGGCTTCTGCAAACAAAAAGTTATTGTTTGTCATAGTTATTCCTAGCTTGCTTTCGTCTGTTTGCTGTAGTAATATATATCCCTGTTCAAGTATTATATTGGGCGCTGCCATAAATTAAAATTACGCATTATAGTTTAATAATTGATAGTTTTCGGGAAGTTCTGAATCAACTATCTCAAAAAATTCTGGATGGTCTATTATTGATGGATGGTCTTCTATGTTCCCGTTCCAATCGTCTAACACAACAATGGTATAAGACTCAGTATTCTTTGTATTTGTTTGTACTATATGTTTCATTATGTTGTAAAATATTGAATAGACGCATAAGCATATTGATATCCAGATGAAGACCTTGTTGCAACTACATCAAACCCTGTATTTGCACTATTTCTTCTTATTGCTGATGCTCCAGCATTTATTGTTGCAAACGATGCTACTGCTTTTGTGGTTTGTAACATACCCGCTCCGTAGTTAATTATCTCACTAGCTGCTGTTACTCCGCTAGGGGAAGTTGGCGTAGGACAATCTGCTGGCAAAGTCATTGATACTAATGTTAAAGCATTCCCAGCAACAGTATAGGAAAGGTTTATTCTAAGTGTAACTAATTTTCCCACTTGATTCCATCTGTAAGAATGATTTGTAGTTCCAGATGGAGCTGTAGTTCCCGTCCAAGATGCAGTACCCGTATATGTTTGTTCACCAGCATCTCTGTATGTTGTGTCCGTTGCGTTTGCTGTAGCGTTTGTATTGTTTGCCCTAAAGCTATATGCAGATAATGATAAATCTTGCTTAGCCGATAATTGCGTTTGTAGCGCAGATGTTACTCCTTTTACATAGCTTAATTCGGTCAATGATGGATAGGTTGCAGTAGTTAAAGACTGTATATTCTTACTTGCGTCCGTTGCTAGTATTTGCGATGCTGTAAGGGAAGATAATACAGGAGCTGTTGAAAACGTCTTAGCCCCAGCTAATGTTTGAGAGCCTGTGGTGACAACACCCCTTGCTGTTGCCGATGCGTCTGGTACATTAATAGCTATGAATGGCGTTGTACTTGCGTTAGTCACAGAGGCATTGATGTCAGTACCTGTTGTTCCCGTACTTACAGAAACAGTTGTTACCGTACCCATGTTGTTATCTACATAAGCCTTTATAGCCTTCTGAGAGGGAACAAGTAGGTCACTATCATTTGATAGTGTGTCGTCTGTATCAATAGGAACACCACGTGTAGTACCTTGAGCCATAGTTATCTAATTTCTCTAAATTTAATAGACGCATAACAGTTTTGTGTGCCACTTAGCGAAGTTGCCTTCAATGTTAAAGTTCCCATTGACCTATGAGAGCCAGCCGCATCAAGAGTAATCGGATACCTAGATATGATTGCTGTGTTTACCATCATATGCTGCGCTCCAGTAGAAGAAACATATCCGCCATCTATTACTATAGAAGGACTTCCGCTAAGAGTTCCAGCCACATTATATTCAGAGCTTGAGTACGAAGTATTTACGTTGTTATACGTAGTTGTTCCTGTTATTGCTTGTCCTAAACATAATTGCCATTGTATTGTTTGGTTTCCATCGTTATATACCTCTACGTCTATAAAAGCTACCCTAGCCCTGTTTGTTATGCTGTTGAATGTTGTCCTTGGTCTGATGCTAAGCATATGCGTTCCTCCCGTTCCTATAGCTACAAGCCCAGAGTCTTGCTGAAATGTGTATCCAAATACATTTATGTCTTCCGAGCCTCCTTCTGATATTACAGCAGCGCATATAAAGTTCATTGTTGCGCTAACTGTTACTGTACATGTCATTCCGCACCTAACTGGTAAGTTAACTGTTTGTATGTACGGGGAAGAAAATATATTTGAATGCAAAAATTCGTGAGCATAAACCACAACGCCTCCTATATCAAAACCAATCCTAACCCTACCTACATAAAGAGCTTGTATGTCTATTACTAGTATTTGAGTTTTGGTTATGTCTAATGTTATTCCGCTAGCTCCCGTTCCGTCTAGTTTATCTATATTCCAACTAGATTGAGTTACTGTTTCATTTCCAGCAGAGCTTGCAGAATATACCACAAATTGTTTTGTAGTCCCATTTAGCTGGAACTCTATACCATTAACTCCGTCTGAATATCCAGCAAACTTTAATACGTTGGCTACAGCCGCAATCATGTTGAATGTAACAAATATTAATTGAGACCTTCCTGGCTGGTACGGGAGATACTCATAGCTCTGCATATATGACTTGCCGCCAGTTGGCGTTGAACTAAATGTCATTAATGCGCTTCTGTTTGTAGTATCATGTGCAATAGTTGCTCCCGTTCCGTTAGTTATTTGCTCATATATAATCGGAGCAATGTCATACGTAAACTGAGAGTTGTGCAGTATTAATGGATTAGATACCCTTAACCTACTAAACGCGTCCAAGTTTGCGCTGTCTCTTATAGAAACATCGCTACTAAATATGCTATATGCCGAATATCCTTGTGCCATTTATTAAGTTATTTCTGTTCCAAATACTGTGTACGATAATTTATTGTTAGCAGAATACACTCTTATGTCCCAATCCGCTGCCAACGTAATACCTATTGTAGCAATAAACGTATCATTCCCAGCTATTGCTACGTCATAATATAAATAATCCTTTGGGTCTGTTGCAACTAGATTTTGGCTTAAGGATATAGTAAATGCACTATCAGTAGTTCCCCAATTGCATACCACTATAGAGCTGCATACGGCAGATGTAGACAACGGAACTGTGTACAACAAAGTTTCTGTTGTTGGCGATGGGTTCACCTGTCCTAATATTTTATACGTGTTTGTAGGCATATATTTAAGCTCCCATTAATAAAAAAGTTTGTTCAAATCCAACTGTACTACCCCCAGTTGGTATAGTTATTTCCCCAAAAGAATTTGCCGATATCCCGTTTACCGTTATAGGTATAGTGTATATTCCCGTTCCGTCTGGAAATTCTAAAGTAAATGTTGATGTACCGTTTGTGTTATATAAATACGCTACAACAACTCCATTATTTACTCCAAATCCACTTGCTATTATATCATTAGTTGTTGTATTGCCTATATCTGTTACCTGTTGCAAGTCTTGGCTTCCGCCACTTGCAGCAACCCATTCTGTATCGTAATCGTTATTAGATGCCTTTGCCAAAATTTCTCCTGTTGCTCCTCCTTCTGGAACACCATTTCCCATTTGGTCATCTATGTACTTGCCATTAGCAAGCTCTTTTGTTGATTCTGGCATGTTACTAATCTATTGTAAAGTAATAATCTATTGCTCCAGACGTTACGATATAAATGTAATTGTTGGGAACAACTCGTATTGGATTCTTTCTCACATAAGCCTGTCCAGCAGATAGGGAATAGTTTAATGCTGTTATAGCAACATCGCTTCCGTCCCCATCAGAAATGTAAACAGTGACAGTCACCGATGAGCCGCTTTTGTTTACTATAGAAAATGATTCTATAGTCGAGGGGATGTTGTATCCCACAAGATTTATAGAACCACTTGTATTTCCCTTTAATACTGGCATAATTAATTTTTAATTGCAGCCATAAATTGTTTACGAACAATGTTCTTAATATCAACAACAGTCAAATCATTCAACTTAGCTCTCAACAATCTTTTTTCATCTGCGTATGTTCTAGCTTCGTAACTATCTTTTCTAGCTGCGTTAGGGGAAGTCTTCCAATCTATATATGCTTGAATTGTAGAGAAAGCCAACATATCTATTTGAGTAGCACTGTTTACGCTTTGTCCGTCAGATATGTAAAGCAATACGATAGTATCTCCAGTAAATGTTTCTGTTAATTGAATTTGTCTTCTTTCTTTAAGTAACTTATATCCGTTAGCTCTTTCTCCCCCACCAGCTCCATAAAATCTACCAGTAGGCTCTCCGTAATCATTTACGTTCCAATACCAAAGCCAGCTAGGATTAATACCGTAAACCGTTTCATTTTGTCCAGCATCTTTGTATGGAACAAATTGACCTGTCGTTGGGTCTACTAGTCTTAATGGATTTATGCTGTCGTTCTTCGGTACGGGTTTTAAAAAACTACCCGTAGGCACATTAACAGATATATCGTCAACAAAGTCTTCTGGTAAGTCAACTGCATAATAGCTATTAACGGGAAGACTTACTGAGTTTATTATTTTTAAAGTGTCGTAGGTCAATTGCCTTATGCAAGAACTTGCGTGTAGCAAATACTCTGCATAATAATGGATAGGATAGCCCCTTTCTAAGAGGCTTCTCCTTACTATCATATCTATGTTTGCGTATGTCATTACGATTGTTCTTGTTGGTTAAGCGGTATTCCTCTTTCTTCTTTTGCAGTAGGAGAAACAATTTTGTCCGCTGTAGGTTGAGTAATATATAATTTATAAACTTCTTGAACAATTTCCCATTCCATTTCTGGTGGAACAGGGAGAATGTCATGGTCTCCATAGTTAGCTATATCCATAATAGCCAATTCTACGTTTACATAAACTGGCAATCTGCTAGTTATGTCTTTTGTAAAATAAACATCCAAGCCCCTTACTTCATATCCCACTTGTCCAAGCAAATCATTCAATAACAATTGAGAGCGAAGTAAATTAGATTGCCCCATTTGCAAGGGGATAAACTCCTTCTCTGGCTCATCTGGATTATATATAGACCAAACTCCCATATTTCTTGGGAGCATCATTGGCTTTGCTGGTAATTTTATTCTGCTTTGACCGTTTCCGTATGTAGATACTAATATATTGTCGTACTTAGCAATTACGGCGTTGTTGGGAATTGCTTCCCCTAGTTTTAAACCAGAATTAAAGTAATCAATTCTTAGTCTTTGATTTATAACTTGTCCTACCGAAATCTTTATCTCATTCAAACTCATAGACGAAGCGACACCAGCGTCACCACCTTCTATAAGCGAATATATTTGTTCGGCAAGACGATATATTGTTTGTGCCATAATTATACCATGTTTTTAGAAACGAAATTCGATTGACTCTTCAATTCAGCATATTGCAAAATATCTTGCTCCCCTAGATTAATACCTATACTAGACAATGCTTTAATTAATACCGCATTTTGATAGTTCTCTAACCACTCTAATTGCGTTGATGCATTCTCGTCAATAGTAATAACCCTACCGTTTACACTATATACAGTATTGATTTTCGAAGGTCTTTTTAGAAACGTAACCCTACCAGTATACCCCGTTGCTGGATATATCTGAAACACCCCACCAGAAACAACTTCGCCTATTGGGAACTCTTCTGTAAGGGGGTCTATTTGTGACATTAGCCTAAACGAAAGCTCATCCTCATTATACATCTTCACAGACACATAATTTTGCCTATTAGACGCATCTGTAAATTCTACTCTTAAATCTAAGAGAGACACATAAGTATCTGCCGATAAGTTTACTAATTCTATTAAACCGTTTGCTGATGTTGCTGGCGTAAATGAGGTTGTTACTCTAAATGGAGACAAAGCGTCTTTAACTCTTTGAGAAGTCGCATACTGCAATTGAAAGTCATTAAACAATGACATTTGACCTCTATCCACAACCATTTCAAGCTCTGGTATTGTGTACCAAGCTCCCGTATATTTATTAATCCAAAAGTTAAGAAAGTCGTATGTTTCTTGTAAGTTCATAAGTATACTTTACTCAAAACTAATACTTTTTTTTAATCTAACACTTCTTTGCCAAATATTTTGTTTTGCTGGATTATTGAGAAAGGCTTTTGATTTATCTGGTATTTTTGGGCTGTAATGGAGTTGAAATATATCTTATCTCCATTGTCTACATCTATGTTTGTTTCTTCTGTTTTTGGATAGCCTATGTGCATTACATTTGTTTCTGCCGCCTTTTTTATCTTTTTTAAGCTAGCGGGAAGAACAAAATTACTTTCGGAAAACTCGGAAGCCATTACATAGCCGTTGACCATTATAATTTCCTCGTCACGAATGACCCCAAATATCTTAGTAATGTCAGCTAGGAAATACTCTTCCCCCTTGTACATCATCCTATTCCTGTATATTGGGTCTGCGTCTTCTGCTGGTATCACGAAGTCATGGATTACACTATAACTAAATATAGCTGTGTCTCCCACTTGCAAATCTTTTGTACTAAATCCTACGTACCCTATCTTATCACTTACTGAACGGGGAAGACTTACTATCTCTCCCATAATATTAACTAAGTCAACACTATCTACCGAAGACCCGTTTTGGATTGCAGACAGCTGCAATATCTTGGATATATTGCCTATGTACTTGGTTTTTACCTTTACTATTACATTGTTTACTGGTGATTGTATCATATTTTGTAATTTTCGTATTTTGATTTGTCAAGTTTTTCAACAAAGAAACTTGACATACTGCTCATAATTTCTTCAGTGTGCTGTATAGCAAGTTTGTCCATTTGAATAAAGTTACCGTTTAGCGTCCCTGTAAAACTGATGTACAGGTTGTATCCAGCAACTGGGTATTGAGCTATTTGCCTTTCTAATTTTGTAGTTACCCTACCTATGTAGTTTGGGAACTTCTTCTGCAATATGTAATCATAGCCATTCTCGCTATATAGTATGTACGGATTCTCCATATATGTGTATTGGTTCTAGTATTTTATTGTAGTCAACAATTCCTCTGTTGTTTGAGCTGAATCCAGCTCTTTGTAGACCAGGCATTGGATAGCATAGGTAAAATTCCCCCTTGTCTTGCTGTGCTGTGTCTATATGCATATCTTCTGGCGTTTCTAGGAACTTTTCATAGTATCTTTCGTTTACTATTATACAATGATGCCCAACGTAACTATTTACTTTTGTCAAGGGGACTTTGTACTCAACCCTATTGTCTAGCAAGTAGCTTCCAGCCAGATATATGTCATACTCTTTTGGCTCATTAGAAACAAAGTAGTCCCATCCGTTTTCGTTAGGAAACCATATGTCTTGCTCCATAATAACAACCTTATCCAATCCTTTTTCTTTGGCAATTCTTATGATTTCTTTTTGGGATACATTTATTGATGACACCACTGTTTCACGTGGAACGGGAGGAAACAACGTGTACTCTGTTATCTTCTGCCTGTCCATCTCCCCTTGTATCAACGGCAAATATTCGCATCTTCTATCATCATATAGTATGTATATCTCCATTACGCTGGTATTTTCCAATACACAGTCTTCCATGGGTTGCCCTCGTGATTAGTGTGGTTTGGTTGGATATAGACATTTATTTTATAGTCCTCCATTAGTTTTTCTGCTGGCGGGGAAATCCAAACAAAGTCTTGATGCCAATTGTCTGCAACAATAATCCCCTCTCTTCCCTTTAAATGATTTAAAGCCCACTCTAGGCATTCGTATCTCCATATACCATCTACAGAAATAATATCATATTGCTTATCTGTTGGTATTAGGTCAAAAAATTCACTCTTTCTTTCCTGTATGCCGTCTGGTAATGTTTTGGCAAATATTCTGCCATTTTCTAGCCTATTGCTACTGCAATCAATTTCAGATTGAGCTGACCATTCTTCGCTAGCTTCAATAGTGTCTACCCATTTTGCATGCTTTCTTAGCCAAGCGGTACTTCTTCCCCCGCCAAACTCTAACCAGTTTTTGTCTTTGTTATCCCATGTCTTTAGTTCTTCTAAAAACGGATGTGTCCACCAAGGCATAACTAAACCATCAGTGTCTCTAATTTGCCAATCAACTAATTCGTTTGTATCCATGATTCTTTATATTTTTTTATCCATTCGTTTTTGCCAGGGTAGTAATGCTCTAATATGCTCATGATGATAGCAAACTTATCATCCTCGTACCCTGGTCTGTTAATATGATAGTCTAAAACATCTGGGTTTAATCTGTCTAATATGTATGCGTCATCCCTGTCTAGTCTGTTGCTAGCAAACTGTGTGTTTGGTCTTGCTCTTTTTATTAGTGTTGGGGAAGTCTTGCTAACAATGTTGTATATCTCCTCTTGGTCTTTTGCCCAGTAGTTGCCTCTCATGTTTTCGCATTGAATATCTCCAAGCAAATTATCTAGGCACTCTTGATAGCTCAATCCTTTTGTTACATGCTCTTTCCAATATTTAACCTTGCCCTTTATGTAGCATATTGGGTATTGGCTTTCGGGAACTAAATCCGCACCAAATACAGTAAACCCTTCGTTAGCTTCCATCATGAAATAATCTGAGCTAAACACAATCATGTCTATATCGGACATCATAAACCAGTCCTCATCATTTTCACACAAAGAAGCCGCATATAGTCTTGAGCATTGGGAATATGTTGCCGCCTGTTCTGCGTTGCATATGAAATGATATATCGAACAGTTATTGGGCATGTATTGCTTTACGATTTCTAACTTTTTATGGTCTTCACTACTAACAGGGGCTGGCATAAGACAAATAACATCGCAACCAATTAACTTCCACGTATAAGATACTATTGGAAGAAAGAATAAATACTTAGAGTCGTAAGTTGAGCTTATTGCTATTTTCATTATAAACCTCCTATAAAAAATATTAAATCGTTTTCATTATATCCCGTTCCTTTGTAAGAAACCATATCGAGTCCTTTTTCATTCTTAAAACCATGTTCCCATATAGCCAAACTTAAACAACTTTGGTCTTGTCTGTGAAACAAAAATCTTGGGTCAGAGCTTTGGTTATCGTGCAGTCTACTCCCCTTGCTTAACCCAGCGTCCATTAGTTGCTTCCATCTGTTATACAAGTTCTTCCCGTCATCATTATTGAAGTTTATTCCTACGCATCCAGAAGCCCATTCGTTTACTCCTTCTGCAACATCTCTAGATAGTTTTACATACTCTAACGCA